ATCGCCTAATACCGCGTATAGGGCAAACCAACCTTTGAAGCCCGCTCGTTGTGCGCAATACTGCACCATCGCGTGATGGATTAGAGCGAGCATACCCCACGAGGAGTATGCACCCATTGGTTGACCGACTGCATAACGCAGGAACTGAGTTCCCACGTTTTGCTCACGTGCGATCCTTTTCGGGATCACATATGGCCGATCAACCAGTAGGGCTGCCCAAGCTCTTGCGAACTTTTCACCAAATACACACGCTAGCAGGATCTCCTGGATCTTTATGGGTATACGATCCGTCGCTGACGAAAGATCGTAAGAGTAAATGATCTGACGGGAATTTACTCTCTTTAATAGACGCTCAACCGGCTTAAGCTGGTCGAATGTCCCATCTTGAGGTATCTCTTTTAAGATACTAAAGAGCCACTTATGAAGTGGATAAAGAGCCCACTGAGTCCAGCAGTCTGCCAGAGCTACTACCCGGACCTTCCCCGCTGCTTCTGGAAGTAAGGCAAGACGCCCGCAGACATTCTTGCCATGTCCGTGCGCATTCCGGATAATTGTCCGGTCTGTCGCACGGGCCTGCCGATAAAACACGGCAGTGTCTTCCAGCAACGTCCAAAGACTCTTAGTCGTTCCGTAACCCCCTGGAATTGTTTCCAGGAAGTCACGTAATAGATTAGAGCCTAAGGACGCGAAGCCCTCCTGTGAAGGAGTAGCTATCCACATCATTGCTGATGAGAATCGGTGCGCAAACGAGGTTGGTGTTCCAGATAGCCAGGATGGTACAGGTTTCTTGGCTGACCTGAGGTCGATAACTTTCCTAGTTATCAGGGGGTCCTCAAGTCGGTCTGCAGAGACTGAAGAGATCACAAACGGCTCAGGCCGCCCGAAATCTTCAGGACTCACGTCCCGAAGGTCGGTGATTAGGTCAAACCGGAGTTTCTCCAAGTCAACCCCAGAGTGTGCTTGAATCCCTGGAAGGAAGGTCTTTAGACAAAACGATTTCCAATCTTGTAAGAAAGGAGTCGAAAGCCGAGGACCTGGACCTAAAATCGATTTGAAATTAGGTCGTCCCTTACAAGGCATCACCCTGTACATTCCGAAGAATGTTAACCAAAGCCGGATCGTCTCTCTGTTTCCAGAACGGATCTGTGTCCGCACAAATGCAGGCATAATCCGTGGGAGTCCATCCCGAGACCGGGCAACTGCAACCTTTCCAATCTTTCGTGAGTGGAAAGACAGTTGACCTCCGGGTAACGATTGCATAAGTGCAACGTTACAGACTTTCAGGTACA